AACAACAACAACCATCATTATGTTTTCTGTAAAGTTGATCTTGGAAAAAAACAACAACAACCATATGTTTTTTCTTTAAGTTGATCTCTTGAAGAAACAACTTGAATAAAAATGAAGATGTTAATTGCTTATCTATAATTTCATTATTTAATTGTTGACATTAAAAACAATAAAAGATCGTCAAATAGAAAAAATGGAATTAGAAGGAAATATAGAAAATTATGCATGTGAAGATTTTAAATCATCTTCAATAACTACATATCATTCATTTGATGATATGAAATTATCAGAGGAAATTCTTCGAGGAATATATAGCTATGGGTTTGAAAGTCCATCTGCTATTCAACAGCAAGCTATTGTCCCTTTTAAGAATGGAAATGATGTTATTGCACAAGCCCAATCAGGTACAGGGAAAACAGGTGCTTTTACAGTGGGACTTCTTTCAAGAATAGATTTTGAAAAATTGTTTCCACAAGCTCTTATTTTAGCTCCTACTAGAGAATTAGCAGAGCAGATTGAGGTAGTCGTTAGAGGTATCGGTAATGTTGCAGGAGTAAGAAGTAGAGCTTGTGTAGGTGGAAGAAGAGCTTCAGACGATGCTGATGTTATAAGAAAGGGTGTTCATGTAATTGTTGGGACTCCTGGTAGAGTGATAGATTTGTTAAAGAGAGGCGTTTTAAATTGTGACAAACTTAAAACGTTGGTTTTAGATGAAGCAGATGAGATGCTCAGTTTTGGATTTCAAGAGGACATTCAAACGATCTTCAAATATGTACCATCTGATACTCAAGTGGGTATCTTTTCTGCTACCTTACCACCTGAGGCACTTGAGATCACTCCAAAGATTGTGGAAAACCCAATCCATATATTAGTTAAACAAGAAGAACTCACTTTGGATGGTATTGCTCAATTTTATATAGATTGCCAACGAGATGGATACAAGTATGGTGTATTAAAAGATTTATATGAACATTTAAGTATTACTAAAGCAGTAATATTCTGCAATTCAAGGAAAAGAGTTGATAGATTAAGGGAAGATTTGGAACGCGATAATTTCACCGTATCTAGTACTCACGGTTCTCTAACAGCCACCGAACGTAGAGAAATTATGAAGAAATTTCAATCGGGTGGTGCACGAGTTCTTATCACTACAGATTTATTAGCCAGTGGAATAGATGTTCAGCAAGTAAGCATTGTTATCAATTATGATCTACCAAAAAATAAAGAAACTTATATTCATCGAGTAGGGCGTTCCGCTAGATTTGGTAGAAAAGGGCTAGCTATAAATTTTGTTACCCAAAGAGACTTTAGAGACCTTCAAATACTAGAAAGATATTATGATATGACCATAGACCCCATGCCTGAAAATGTAGCCGAATATATATAATATATAAAACAAAAATTGTATATTTTAGGATTTACATTTAACGATATAGATCTTAAAGTTATATACACGATTTTAATTAATTCTTTGCAATCAATAAAATAGAACAAATCAAATGTAAAGACCTATAAGAGAACTACAACATATCTCCCTCTATATGGTGTCTCTACTAATTACTCTGCTTGTTCTTCTATAAAATATTGGACTTAAATATCTGCGCAGAGATGGAACAAAGAATAACATCAAGTATAGTGGAAATTGGTGTTTGAATTGATTGAAAAAAAATGATTTTTTTTTCATGATTTTGTCCAACCAAATATCATGGAACCTGTAATGTCTCCAAATGTTTGTCATGCTATTCGTAGTGTTTTTGACCATCAAGTTTCTCAAGAAGCGCTTGAAAATGGTTGGCTGAATCACGAGTGTCCAAATTGCGATCACTACGGATTTCCTTGTTTGAATTGCGCAAGATATGTTTACGAAGGGCGACTTGGATCAGGATATCCAAGTGGACCGGGAGATGATTCTAACGATTATGACGATTGATAGATAGCATATTGTATAGATTTATCAATTTTTTATAAAATTGATAATATAATGATCAATGATAGGACACATCTTGATCTTGAAGAAACAAATCACCAAACAACTTCCACTCTAAATGTTTAATTAATATCCCCATCCACCTCTACATGCACCCCAGATAATCCAGACAATAATCACAATGGAGGCTAAGAGAACTTTACCTGTGTCAACATTACCTTCTTCATCCAAAGCCCAAGTTGGTTTAAGGGAGAAGATGATAAGCCAGACAATTACAGCGATAATAATGAACCACAAACAGCCCAACCAATAGAAGAATATCTACAATTTTCAGGGAAATTATCCAAAGTATCTTTTGCTGCTGGGTATTATCAGGATAAATCACTGGCTTTTTTCTGAACCTGAAATTCCAACAGAGATTCAAGAGAGCGTATTTATGAAGATTTTTCATTTGAAAAACTTGAATCTACCGATGAACGGATTTGGGATACATGGTATCCCAAGGGAAAAGACGTAGAAACATATATATATATACATACACAGATAAAAAAATTGATATTCAATGGACAAAAAATATTTACAAATCAACTTTGTGAATAAAATGAATTTTATATTTCTATTGTTACTGTCATTTCCTTTGATATCTTGGGGGTGCTTTAATCCAACAAATGTAACTGGCAATTCGGCTATCATACATTTAGATTTGAAAAATCATCCTGCTCTATTTCCTTATTCAAGATGGGATATAGAAGTAAGAACAGGTGAAGGAAAATTATATAGCCAAATAAGTAGCACGAGTCTTCCGCTTTCAGTTTATATGACAAACTTGAAGGAGTGGACAGAGTACAAGATGAAAGTTACCTATGTGCAAATATTTTGGGTTCATGAAACAAAATATGATTATTCACAGACTATTTTATGTCAAGGAAGTTTTATCACTATTCCAAGAATTATTAAAATGGATGCTGTGGATAATCACAGATATATTGATAAGGAACTCTTATTAGGAACGGCTCAAATATGGAATCCTCAAAACTTTAAATTTCGATTTGAGTGGGGACCTTATAATTCTTATGAATATACTCATTCGACCCATTTTAAGGATTTACAAGGCGTTGGAGTAGCATTAGACACTGCTACATTTAACATATTTCCTCCTATTCGTGTTCGATTGGTAGTAAAGTCAAAAATTGATTCAGTCATCCCGGAAATATATGTTAGTGAACCAATGACTGCTTTTGATAAATTTAGTTGAAAGTTTACAATATTTCACTATATATTATATATTATCTTTATATAATATACTATTTAGGACGAGATAATTTATCATGTTTCTAAAATGAATGTCAAAATTCGTTATATAGATCTTCCTGTGATTACGACTACGACAGAGGAAAAACCAGTAGAAAAAGAATTTACATTAAAAAAATATGCAAATGTCAAGGTCCGTATCTTAAATAAAGGCGAGGGTTGTGAATTCTTCTTTCGTAATTTTGATCTTGAGGATATAGCTACTATCAGAAAAATCATCTTTTCTTCTTTAGAAACTATGGCTATTGAACTAATTGAGATCGAAGAAAATATATCAGATCTACCTGATGAAATTATTGCGCATCGATTAGGGTTATTACCCATTAAATGTGAAAATGACGAAAATTTATCATTAGTTGATGATTGTGAAGGATGTCCGGAAGACGAAACTCCACCTATAGAAAAATGTAAACATTGTGGTATAGAGTTTAAATTGGAAAAATCTTTACCCAAATCATCCAAAACTAAAAGAATAAAAGTTACAGAAAAGGATATTAAATTCGAAGACAATAGGTGTAAGATCCAGAGCTCAGGGACTTTGATTATGGCACTTAGGCCAGGTCAAAAAATTTCTATAAAAGGTTTGGCGATGAAGGGTACTGGTAAAATGAATGCTAAATGGAGTCCGGTAGCAGCAGTCAGATATAAACGTCCAGGGAAAAACTTATATGTTCTAGAAATAGAAACAACTGGACAGATGGACTGTGAAGAGATCATCACTCGAGCATTAAACATATTGAAATCCAAGTAAGACAGTTCCAACTTTATGAAAAAAAGTAGTAGTTGTTCAGTGATATTTTATCCCTTGTGGAGGTATCATATGGACATTTTATTTGAAAGGAAATTTGGATTGTCTAAAAACTTAATATCCAAGGGAAGTACTACATCTTCTTTTTCATTTGGACCATCGCGTGCAGATAAGGTTCTTTGGAGAAGATGGAGTTGTTACGGGATGATCTATTTTTGTTACCATAAAAGAAATGAAACATTTATCATACTCAGTATCGAAGCACTAAAAATTGTATTATGTGTAATACACGTAATACATTATATATATTATAGAAATAACCATTTAAAATGTTTGGATAGACATTTTTTAACAAGAATTTCTTCTTTATCTTCACCTAATTCCTTGAGGTAGTTTTTTGCACAATTTTTAATCGACTTTGCAGACAAATAATTGGCTCTAGTTTTTTCACCATAGATATAAATCGTAGGAGTGAAAGAGGTACTAAATATTAATGATCGTAATCCATGTAATTTATACTTTTGATAAGATAAACTCTTTACCCAACATCCATTAGAGACCCAAATTATACTATACTCTGGTTCATGCGTATAAAGAAGTTTATCTATTTCTTGTTTCGTTTTTTTAGGTTTAACAAAAACATTTTTGAGTCTTTTTCGTGTATATACAATACACTTTTTTTATTAAAAAATGAAATTTTGATGTACTTTTTTAATAAAATAGTTATGATTGAGACGTTGATTTCTGTAGAAGTGGAATGCCCTTGCCAATTTCAGGAGAAAAGAAAGCATCTTAAAGGTAGTTGTTTCGATTATTCACAATTGCGAGTGACAGATTGTCCATTATGTGGAAAATTATCAAAGATAACAAGAGTGCGATTAAAAAATTGTTATTTCCTATTTACGGACGGAAAAACGATACACAGTGAAACGGTTTATGATTTCAAGATCCTTCCCTCTCAATTTCATAATTCCAAAAATCTGAAACTGGTTGTTATTCCTCTATTATATTAAAATTATAGAGACCCATACGTTTATAATAATTACTTTGTAGTTATTATATTTTTTAATGCTGAAAGCGGTATTCGAATCCACGAAGCCGAAGCAACAGATTCTTAAGACTATATGTTCGAGAATTCTATATTAAGAGAAAACTACTTTAGAAGAAAATATTATATATCAAAACAAGACCCAAAATGATACTTGATAATTTTGATACCACATTATGCTTGTTGATTAATTTAGCAATCATATATTTTCTGACGGGGGAACCAGAAGAAGAGGGATAAAGAGGAACAATGCTTTTCATTTCCTCCATTAAAACTTCTTTTAATTCATCATAAGAGTTATAATACTCAGGATCGTATGTATTTTTAACCACTGGTTCTTGTAATTCATAATCTAAACCAGCTATACCAATCTTAGCTTTCATTTCCCGAGCTAAGTAATAAAATCCAGTTTTCCAGTCATTAGCTACTCTGGTCCCTTCAGGAGAGATAAATAGATATACTTTATCTTTTGTTGATAGATATTTAGCTGTTTTTGTTACAAATCCCTCTCCTGATTCTTCTCTCTTAGTAGCTGGAATAAATCGTCCTTTTCTCAGTATTTTACCATACCACTTATCAAAAGGTTGTGGTTTCATGACAAAATATCCATTCTCTAATAGGTTTGGTTGAGCAAACATATACAAAACGCCAATCACAAAATCCCAAATGCTAGTGTGAGGATAAATATAGACAACTTTATCTTTTGAGTGTAGGCGTTCTTTTTCTTCTTCTGTGACCAACCGCCAACCCATTATAAATAATATACATCTTGCAAACCACTTGAGTGTATATCTCAAGATGACCATTTTTATTTTTAAAAATCCTAACATTTTTGAAAACATTTTGAGACACAAAAAAGAAAATAAAAATGGAAATGCAGAGATGCGAGCCGAATTTAGAAACTAAGATAGGTCCTAAAATTTTTAAAACTTGTTTATGGAATGCTGCGGGTCCAAGATGCACCACAGCTGAAGAATTAAAAATTCTCAGAGAATGTCGTTTTGTAGGAGCTGTGGTTACAAAAACTTGTACCTTGGATAAAAGAGAAGGAAATATCTTCCCGCGAATTGACCATTCCAAACCTGAGGATGTGCATTCTTACTCAATAAATAGTGTAGGTCTGGCTAATATGGGTATACATCAATATATAGAATGGATTAGTAAAGAAAAAAAATGGGACAAGAAAAGCCTATTTTTCTAAGTATAGGTGGTCTAAGTTTTTTGGAAAATAAAGATTTACTTGCCTTGATCCGCAATGCGCCTTTTTATCCCGATTTCATTGAACTTAATTTATCATGTCTAAATCTTATAGGGCATTCAATTGTAGCCTATGATCCGGATGAAATTAAACAACACTTAAATTTGTTGACTATCACTTTAGATATAATGAAAAAGGATGGAAAAGATATTTCTTGTGGAGTAAAATTACCACCTATTTCACTGATCAGGGGTTTAGGAAAATTAGCAAAATACTAAACTCGTTTTCCAGTGATATAGATTATATCACCACTATCAACGGAGTTCCGAATTGTTTAGTCATAGACACAGAGACTGAATCCCCCAGAATCAAACCTAAGGATGGTTTTGGAGGACTGGGAGGAGATGTTGTCAAACCGATTGGATTGGCAAATGTTGCCAAATTCAAAAAATATTTAGACAAAAGTATTCAGGTTATTGGTTGCGGTGGAGTATCTACTGGAGAGGACGTTTTTCAATACATTCTTGCAGGGGCAGATGCAGTAGAAATAGCCACTCAATTCCTTATCGAGGGTGAAGATTGTTTTAAACGGATTACGGAAGAATTGATATATATCATGAAGAAGAAAGGATACACTAAACTATCCCAATTCCACGGGAAACTAAAAATATAATGTGATTGTTTATGCATATATTTTCTGAGACATGACGAGGTATATTCAAATGGGAGAAATACCAATATTAGTCTAAAATATAAAACATAAAATGTTTTATATTTTTTATTATTTAAAATGTCTATACAGCAAGATCTAGAAGATTTGACTGTGGTGAGCCTCAAAAAGATTGCCAAGTCCAATGGACTAAGAAACTACTCCAGACTAAGAAAAGCTGATCTAATTGCTGAATTAATATCCGAAATTAAAGAAACCCAGTTGAGGAAGGAAATTAAGAAATTTCCTAAGAGTAAAAGATCTCCCAGAAGGAAAAAAGCATCTCCAAAACGTAAAGTATCTCCCAGAAG